CCAAAACCAACGGGATGCGTATAATATGTCAAAAAAGAAAGAAATACACTCAGGTGATTTAGTAAAAATTGAACCAATCACAGATAATCAAAAAAAAGTATTTGAATCATTTAGTCAAGGTAAAAATGGATTTTATTTTGGTAGTGCTGGTACAGGTAAAACATTTATATCTTTATATCTAGCATTACAAGATGTTTTAAAACAAGGAACATCATTTGATAAAGTTGTTATTGTTCGTTCTTTAATGCCAACAAGAGACATTGGTTTCTTACCTGGTGATGAAGAAGATAAAGCAGCACTATATCAAGTACCATATCAAAACATGGTACAGTTTATGTTTAAGCAACCTAATGAAGACGCTTTCAAATGTTTATATGAAACACTTAAAAGACAAGGAAGTTTATATTTCTTATCAACATCATTTCTAAGAGGTTTAACTTTTGACAATTCAATTATAATAGTTGATGAGTGTCAAAATTTAAGTTTTCATGAATTAGATACAATTATAACAAGAGTAGGTCAAGATTCTAAAATACTTTTCTGTGGTGACTTTAGTCAGACAGATTTAGTCAAAACAAATGAAAGAAATGGTTTACATGATTTTTTAAGAATTTTGGAAAACATGGATGAGTTTACTTGTATTGAATTTGATATACCAGATATTGTTAGGTCTGGTTTTGTTAGAAGTTATTTAATTCAAAAAACTAAATTAGGTATAGGAGTTGATTTGTGAAATGCAGTCAAGAAGGTTTAGAACTTATAAAAAAATTCGAAGGTTGTAAATTAAAATCTTATAAATGTCCAGCTGGAGTATGGACAATAGGATATGGACATACCGAAGATGTAAAAGAAGGTGATATAGTTTCACCACAAGAAGCAGACAAATTATTAAGAGCTGATGTTTTTAAATTTGAAGAATATGTCGCTGACAATGTAACGGTTAAATTAACACAAAATCAATTTGATGCTTTAGTTACTTGGACATTTAATTTAGGTGTAGGTAATTTAAGAAATTCAACAATGTTAAAAAAATTAAACAATGCTGATTATACATCAGTTCCTTTTGAAATGAAAAGGTGGAATAAGGCAGGTGGTAAAACTTTAGATGGTTTAGTCAGAAGACGCCAAGCAGAGTCACTACTATTTGAAAGTAAAGAATGGCATCAAGTATAAATTATGACAAAATTAAATTTCCCTGTTTTAAAAACTAAGACAGTTGATAAAAAAAGATATTATATAACACCAGATGGTAATGAGTATCCCTCAATTACCACAGTATTATCCCCTAGAAATAAAGAGGGAATAATGAAATGGCGGGAAAAGGTTGGAGAAAAAGTTGCAAACTATATAACAAACAAGGCTGCAACAAGAGGTACTAAAGTACATAAGATGTGTGAAGATTATCTAAATGGATTAGATATGGAACATCACAAAAAAGATTTTTTACCATGGTGTTTATTTAAAGAATTAAAAGAACAAACTTTTGATAATATTAATGAGGTAATTGCACAAGAAGCAGTTATGTATTCTGATAAATATAAGATAGCAGGAAGAACGGATTTGATAGCTGAATATAGAGATAAGTTATCAATAGTAGATTTTAAAACATCTACAAGTGAGAAAAAGGATTCATATAATGAAAATTATTATATTCAAACTACAGCATACGCTGAGATGTTTGAAGAATTAACAGGGAAACCTATTAATCAGATAGTAATTTTAGTTGTAACGGAAGATGGTACTGTACAAGAGTTTATCAAAGATAAAAAAGACTACATACCATTATTAGAAGAAACAATAGAGGAGTGGTATAAACTATGCAAGTAACATTTACAGAAAGCGCTGCTAGTAAAGCAGCAGAAATATTAGTAGAAGAAGACCCAGGTCTAAATGTTCGTTGTTTTATACAAGGTGGCGGCTGTTCTGGTTTTCAGTATGGATTTACTTTAGATAAACAAAAAGATGATGATTGGGTATTTGTAACCAATGGTGTTAAATTATTAATAGACCCCATGTCTGGTGTATATTTTAAAGATGCTACCATTGATTATCAAAATGACCCCTTAAAAGGTTCTCAATTTGTAATTAAAAATCCAAATGCAAAATCAACATGTGGATGCGGAAGTAGCGCTGCTTTTTAAATAAATTTAAAATGAAAAAACACGATACACCAATGTTAGATAATCTAGAGGAAGGCCCATGGCCTTCTTTTATATCTGGTATCAAGAGTTTAAGAGATATACACCCAGATAAAAGAATTAATGATATGAATAATGACCTTTTGGGTCAGTTAGAACATTCATATGAAACTCGTAAAGGTTATTGGAAAGGTGGCACTGTATCAGTATATGGATATGGTGGTGGTATCATTCCTAGATTTAGTGAAGTGGGTGACCAGTTTCCAGCGTCAAAAGAATTTCATACACTAAGAGTCCAACCCCCTGCAGGCAATTACTATACAACAGACATGTTATTAAAACTTGCTGATTCATGGGAGAAGTATGGTTCAGGCCTTATAACCTTTCACGGACAAACTGGTAACATCATGTTTATCGGTTCAACAACAGAAAATACACAACACTTTTTTGATGAAATAAATGAGTATGGATTTGACTTAGGTGGTGCTGGCCCATGCGTTAGAACAGGTATGTCATGTGTAGGTGCTGGAAGATGTGAAATGTCAAATATCAATGAACACAAAGCACACAGATTACTTGTAAATAATTTTGTTGATGATATTCATAGACCTGCATTACCATACAAATTTAAATTTAAAGTATCTGGTTGTCCTAATGATTGTATGAATAGTATAGAAAGGTCAGACATGTCTATTATAGGAACATGGCGTGATGATATTAAAGTTGACCAAGAAGAAGTTAAAAAATTTATTAAAACTAAAGGTAGAAAACATATTATTGATAATGTTATTACTAGATGTCCTACTAATTCTCTTTCTGTTAATGATGATGATACTCTTGAAATAGATAATAAATCTTGTGTAAAATGTATGCATTGTTTAAATGTTATGCCAAAGGCACTATCACCAGGTGATGATAAGGGTGCTACTATATTAATGGGTGGAAAAAGAACATTAAAGATTGGTGACCTTATGGGTACAGTAATCAAACCATTTGTTAAATTAGAAACACAAGAAGATTGGGATTATCTAGTAGAACTTGCAGAAAAAACAATAGATTATTGGGCAGATAATGCCTTAGAACATGAAAGATGTGGTGAAATGATTGAGAGAATAGGATTACAAAACTTTTTAGATGGTATCGAGGAAGATGTTGACCCTAACATGGTAGCAAATCCAAGAGAAAGTTCATATGTTCGTGTAGATGATTGGGATGATGAAGCTAAAAAGTGGTATGAAAAACAAGATGAGAAAAGGGTATGAATCAAGTAGCAGTAACAGAAAAAAAAGTAAAGAAACAAATGAGAACACCAATAGAATCTGGTTGCCCAGATGGTTTTCAATATATGCATCCTACTATGCGTAAAAATTTTGCTAATTGGAAATATCATGAACACCCCAAACCTGGTGTTTTATTACATGTTGCAAAATCAGGTGATAAGATATGGACAGTTAGAGCTGGTACTCAAAGAATTTTAGATGTATATTCATTAAGAAAATTATGTGAAATTGGAAATGAATATGCTGATGGTTATGTAAGATTTACTATCCGTAGTAATATTGAATACATGATTAAAGATGAAGAAAAGGTAGACCCATTAATTTATGCATTAGAAGATGCTGGTTTTGTTGTTGGTGGAACAAAAAATTCAGTAGCAATGATTGCGCATACTCAAGGTTGGTTACATTGTGATATACCAGGTACAGATGCGTCTGGTATTGTAAAAGCAATGATGGATGAACTCATAGATGAATTTAAAAATAATGAAATGCCGAATAGAGTCCATATGACTACATCTTGTTGTCAGATTAATTGTGGCGGACAAGGTGATATAGCAATAAATATTCAACATACAAAACCACCAAAGATTAATCATGATTTAGTATCTAATGTTTGTGAAAGACCAAGTGTTGTTGCAAGATGCCCTGTGGCTGCTATTAGACCAGCAATGGTCAATGGCAAAGCATCATTAGAAGTAGATGAAAAAAAATGTATTTGTTGTGGAGCTTGTTATCCACCTTGCCCACCAATGCAAATCAATGACCCAGAACATAGTAAACTTGCTATTTGGGTTGGGGGTAATCATTCTAACGCAAGAAGTAAACCAACATTCCAAAAATTAGTTGCAGCAGGTATTCCAAATAACCCACCTAGATGGCCAGAGGCTACTGCGATAGTTAAAAAGATAATAAAAGTTTATAAAGATGAAGCTAGAGATTGGGAAAGAATCAATGATTGGATTGAAAGAGTTGGTTGGCCAAGATTTTTTGAATTAACAGAATTACCATTCACTAAATATCATATTGATAATTGGCGTGGTGGTAGAAAAACCTTAAACTCATCTACATATATTAGACATTGACAAAATAGATTATACCTGATATAATGGCTATAATATGATAGATACAACAGTACATACACCTAAAACATTTTCATTAGAGATAGAAAAACTTGCATTCGAAAAAAGATGTACTCATCTAGAGGCAATAAGTATCTATTGTGAAAAAGTGGGTATTGAACCTGTAACAACAGCAAAATTATTAACTAAAAGTTTAAAAGAAAAAATTGAAGCAAATGCAAGGGAATTGAATTACTTATCTAAAAGAGCAAAACTACCCGTATAATGCAACCAATAGATGTTTATCTAATGTATTGTGCCATGAAGGCACACTTTGACAAAGGTGATTATGACTTTGTAAAATACAATGGAAAATCTAAAGTGTCAAGAGATTCATTTTATAAAAGGAATGATAGAATTTTTTTTGTTAAATTAACTCGTAAATATAAGAGTAAAGAAAATATACAAGATTATTTACTTGCTAATTTTTTAAAACATTCAAAAGGTTGGGTTGGTAAATTTCATGAAGATAATTATACAGAATGGCAAAAGAGGATACAGAGTTTGACATATACTTTTAAATCTGAAATAGAACCTATATTAGATTCAAAACTTATAGCAATATCTGAAAATAAACATCCAAAATTATTAAAAGAATATCTAGGTAAGAGAGTATCACTAGAAAGTATGATGATACTAGATTCAATTTTAGGATTTAGCCATACATGGAATATTAAACTTAAAGATGATTATACATGGAAAGATGTTTCTAAACTTATGAATGATTATAAAAGTTTTTTAAAATTTGATGTATCTAAATTTAAATTTGTGTTAAAAGAATTAATGTCATGAGTAAAAAATATATAGATTTATATAAACAATATCACTATGAACACGCTGGTTATGGAAATGGGGGTGGATTAAAATTTTATTTAAATCACATAGTAGATTTAGTACATGATACAAAATCAGAAACTCTACTTGATTATGGATGTGGAAAAGCTGATGGTTATTTTAAATATAATCATCATAAACATTGGGGTATCATGCCAGAGTTGTATGACCCTGCAATAACACAATTTAATAAACTACCTGATGGCCCATTTGATGGTGTGATATGTTTTGATGTATTAGAACATATACCAGAAGAAGAAATACCACAGACACTTATAGATATATTTGATAGAGCAAAGAAGTTTGTTTTTTTAGGTATTGATACAAGTCCTGCTCAAGCAGTATTATCAAATGGTGAGAATGCACATTGTACACTAAAATCATTAAGGTGGTGGGTAAATATGGTTAATGAACATGGAAAGAAAGTATATACACATGTTCTGACAAATGGACAAGATAGTGGTTATGAAATTTTAAATGATAAATTGTATTTTGATATGTTATGAGATTAACTGTTTATAAAAGACCAGATTGGTGGTTGTCTATGGAAATAACAGAAGAAGAATGGCCAGAATTAAAAGAATATGTAGAAGAAAATAATATATGGTATACACTAGTATTAGGAAGACATGAAGAAAATTAGACAATTAGTTAAAAATCAAGGAATAGATTGGTGGATTAAATGGTTCGCAAGTATCATATTAATAATTGGAGTATCAACAACAGCATTAAACATGTATCCCTATAATATGTACTTTCAATGGATAGGTATAACAGGTTGGTTAATAGTAGGTATATTGTGGAAAGATTGGGCATTAATTCTAGTGAATACCATAGGTTCATTAATATTACTTGCAGGTATTATACATTATCACTCAT